TCAACAGAACTTTACGAGCGAGCAGTTTTTCCTTCGTCATCTCGTCTCCAGCACAACAGAATTTTGAGGTCCCTGCGATTGTACCTGAAGGGGGACCTCGGAGTCAAGAGCTTTCTTAGCTGGACGACTTGTCGTCCCAATCGCCGTCGCCGACCTGAATCTTGCTGCCGCGCAAGCCAGCCGTCGCGGACGGACGCTTCGTCGCGCCTTCACCGCTGGATCGCTTGTCCGGCGTCGGATGACTGGATTTACTACCGGAACTCCACGGAGCTTTTCCGCCTTCGCTGAACTTGCTGCCAGCATTGGTTTTTCCCTGAGAAGCCTTGCCCGTGCCAGAGCGAGGACTCGATTGCTGATCGTTCTGCCAAAGTCCTGAGTCTTTCATTATAACCTCCAAAGGTTTATTGTACTACGAAGTCTCATACTCGTGCTTCGAACCCTTGTGTTGATCTCCGCAAATTACCTTGCCGGTCCAACTCGTCTTGCCGGTCGGATGAATTTCGATCGCACCACCGGGACCGATGTCGAACGCATCGGCAGAACCAGTCAGCATCGTGCCGATCTCGTGAATGTTACTTGCGTGGCAAACAACGAGAATCGGTCCCTTGTACTTTTTCGCTTCATCCATGATTGCGCGGATCGCGGGACGAAATCGCTTGCGAAATTCGTTGAGCGATTCGCCTTCGGGAAGTGGCTTGTCGGGATGCTTGACGGCGTAATCGATCGTGTCCTTGTGTTCGGCTTTCTTCTCACCGGCCAATTCACCGACATCCCAAGGACGCATCGCTTCGTGTGTTTTCGGCTTTCGACCAGCGATGATCTTCGCGGTATCAGACGCGCGTTGCAAATCGCTGGAATGCACGTCACTGAATGAAATCTTGAAGTGCTCTTTGAGCCTTTTTGCTTCCTCTTCACCGTGCGCGTCGAGAGGGAAATCCACCCACCCGCGAAATTCCTTGTCCTTGTTCGCGGCGGTTTCCCCGTGTCGCACGAGATACACAGATTGCTTGAGAGGCATTCACTTCTCCAGCGGTTTAATCAACCGATCACGCTTTGTCGGAACTCCCGGCTTGTTGACCACATCAATCGTCGAAAGACCAGCCGGAACAGGCTTTTTCGGCTCCTCTGCTTTCACGTACTGCGAGACATTCTTTGCTTTCGCTTCGAGTTCTTCGGGAGGCACCGGAGACGAAAATACCGATTTCGCCTTTTTCCAGTAGTCGCCAATTCCTGCAAGTCCGTCCGCCATTAGATTGACGCTAACCCTTTCTTCGATTTCTTTTCGGGAAGTCTCTTGAAATCCGTCTTCGCTGCCCACTCCGCGAGCTTCTTCTTGCCGCCGATCTTCTCAGGATGAGCGTACAAAAAGCCTTGCTGCGCTTTCGATTGAAACGGCATAAAGGTCCCCCTTATGATTACGTTGCGAATCCGCCGCCCATTGAAACGTCCGCGCCGGAATACGGATACCGAGAGAGCGAACCTTCTGGCGAGGCTTCAGGTACGCCAAGAGGTCTCACAGGCATCGGCATCGGGCGTCTGCGGAGCATCGACGTTGCAGGAGCCGGTTGATCCATCAAATTTGCGCTTAATCCTGCAAGACCTTGCGAGAGACCACCCATTGCGCCTTTGAAACCGCCTTGTGGTGTATTAGCAAGATCGGGTGATCCACCACCACCTAATGCGCCGAGTGCGCTTTTACCAATTCCTGCGAGACCGCCGAGAAAGCCCATAATGAATCCCCTTCAGAAATTATTGTACCACTTACTGCAAAAAACCCCCGAAATTCACAAACCATTTCATTGAAGTTGCCGTTGCTGGTGTACAAACTATTTGAATGACTTGTCCGGCTGCAATGTCGTCAAGCGTATTTGACGAAAGACTCAAATCGATTCTTGCAGCAGTCGGGGCGACAAGACAAGTCGTATATCGTTTTGTTCCTGCGGGAAATTCCACACTAATTTCTCCAAGCGCAATAGGATTTGAATTTCCGGGAAGCACCGTTAATTTTCCGAAGAAACTCAAATAATTGAAACAGAAATTCCTATTCGCCGGAACTGTGTAGGTCAAAATAATTTGATTTGCAGTGACAGCAGTCGTGACAAGCTGTCCGCTTTGAAAAATGGCTTGCATTTAATTCCTTCTTTCCTGCCAAGTGATCGATGCTGCCGTGTTCGCGGTGCCGGAGAGAGACGTAATTACGATACTGAAGATATCTCCTGTTCCGGCCAAACTGACTCCAGCAGCGAGCAATAGTGAACTAAAATCAAGCAAGATGCCGTTCTTCGAAGAACCGCCGCCGACTGAAACATAACCAGAATCCACAATGATGCCGCCTGAGATCGTCGTTGAACCGACATCTTTGTTCGTGCCGGAGTAAGTCGCGTCAACTGCTGTGAACGATGTACCGCCGCCGCCGAGGGTGCCGTTGTACACAAGCTCCCATAGAATCGATGCATCAGTCTCAATTGTCACCGTCTTCAAACGGGCTGCGACATGATTGGGAATGCTGTTGAAAGTCGCCTGTGATTGAATCGATAAAATCGGCTGACGAGAGGTTACACCAATCGGCGCAATAACATTATTCGTTGTGAACTGTTTTGAATTCGGCGCTTCCTCGCCGCCCTCAGAGATCACGGAACCGCAGACCATCGTCATCGTCGTGCCGGATGCAGCGGTTCCAGTATTGAAGATTTCGGCGCGCACCGGAAGACGACCAGTGTTCATGTAAGGAACAGATAATACGTTTGCACTGAGAATTTGATGACAATAAACAAGAATACCGGCGACGTTGAAACCGAAACGCACGCGACCAGAACCTAACCATTGAAAATCGATGACGAAAACCTGTTCTTTGCTGAAATCCAGAGTGATTCCAGACGGTCCACTGCCATTCATTGTATCCAAATTCCAGTTTGCTTGTAGAATCGGGGCATCTGCGGGAGACCCCGATGTGTGCGTGCGAGTGTTCACCGCAGCGCCATTCGTGCCGTCCATTTCGAAATAGCAGCCGTTGTTGGCGTCGAAATAGCCGTATCGACTACGAACATTCGCTTTTTGAGCACCGAGAACGCCGGTAAGCATAATCATTTGCGCTTTTCCGGCTTCGTATCGCCAATAACGATGCGACTGCATAATTGTGCCGTCGCCATTCGTTGTACCGCCCGTATTAAGCGTCACTGAAGAAATGTTCGAGGTTTTTGTCGTTGTTCCGCCGCCCGTGTTCGCAATATCAAAGAGCAGAGGTTGTGCATTGAATTCGAAATTGAATGCGAACAAAGTTGTAGGATTGCCGATGCGAGCGCGACCAAAGGCGTCCACAGAGGAACCGCCAGTACCGAAACCAACCTGAAGATTTCCTGCATTATCTGTGAGCACATTGATGTACTTATTGCCGAAGACGCTCTTACCAGTAAGCACGGAATTACACAGCAATGATAATTGCGAATCGGTTGGCGGCTGCGAAAGGAAACGCTTCGTGAGTTCAACGGCACTCGGCATCAATCTCGTCGAAAGACGAAACGAGGCTTGACCGACAGTGCCATTTGTGTACACAACACGAAACCATTTCTCGCGGCGTCCACTTGGGACTGTGACTCCTACGCTTCCACCGGGATACGTCGTTGCAGCCACGAAGTCCCAATTCGTGCCGTTCGATGAAAATTGCAGTGACAAACCGTTCGTCGCGCTTGCGACATCAGAGATCACGCCGACCTGTACAGTTGCATACGCGGAAACATCTGTCGCTGTGCCTGTGAACACTGCGCCAATACCCAAGGTCGCAACGCTACTGTTGTTCGCATCAGGAATACTTGGTTGCGGTGGTATGTATGCCATAAAAATCCTCTTAGAAAATCTGCCAATTGGTTCCGTCGAAAACGACATCGATCGCTTGATTATCCACGGTCAAAATCGCGTTTGCTGCGTCGTCGATCAAACCGGATGCTGGTGTAATTGTAAGCGTCAGACTTGCGCCTTTCAGTTTGATGCGAAATGTTTTTCCTGCGGGCATCGATGCTGGTAAAGTTGCTGTCGCAGTTGCCGTGAACACCACGGCAGAATCGGTTTCGACCAAAGCGTAATTGCCGCTCTTACTAACATACGAAGATACCATATTCGACAGCGTTAAAACACCGCTGTCTGAAAAAGTAAACAATACAGTATCGATAGACCCAACTCGCTTTGCAATTTCAAATTGATAAATGCCAGTGCCGTCTCCCGCATAAAGCCGACCTAACGGTGTACGAAATACACCAGCCGACCAATTATCGATAGTTGATGTACCAGCAGTTCCAAAACCGCCGAGTCCCGGCGAACCGGATGTGATCGCTGTATCAACAACTGAAAACATACTGACACCATTTTTATAAACTGTGAGAGTTGAACCTTGCACAGTCAAAAGAACGACATCATTTACGGCTAATGTGCCAATTGAACTCCCGCCGTTGAAAACAGTTCGTGATCCCGCGATCATTTTGCTCAAAAAGACCGTTGCACCATTGAAATACAATACATAACCTGTTTTTGTACTTCCTGATGCCGCCCTTACAGACAAACCAATATAAACGCCTCCACCACTAACTGCCGTTACTGTTGCTTGTGCCCATTGATCATTGATGAAAGAAACTGCACTATAATGATTGAATTCAATGGCGTCGGCGGTAGAGTTACAAGCAGCACGATTTGAAACTATTTTGAAAGCACCTGCGTTGTCTGTCCAATTAGCTCCAAGAGCGCCATCTGCTCTATTGAAGTCATCACTTGCCAATTGAATTTGAACAGACGAATCTGATGCATAACCAGAGCCGATGTACAATGATCCTTGAGCATCGGTTGGTAAAGATGCATTTCCTGTAATTTTGAGTGTATCACCGCTTAATACTGTGCCTGCCGTAATTGTAGTTACAGCCGTGATAGATGTACCTGCTGCAACTAACGTACCCGCATTTATTGAAGCACCAGCATAAATGTTCGCAGGACGAGTCGCACCAACAGCACCGATATTGGATACATTATCGTTTGTGAACAGAATGTTTCCATTACCCGTTGTGCCTTTGGTAAAAGTCACATCACCGTTCAAAGCTATTTTGAATCTTTCCTTTATCGTTCCGCCTTGACCTTCACGAAAAATTATTGCCGAAGTTGCCGCAGAACCACAATCGAAGAACATCTGTCCTTGCAGAGTAGTAGCACTCGCATAAGTGTTCGGAAAAACTTGCCAGCCGGGTTGTCCTAAAGCTCCTGCGCCTGTGACAAATGGGCCTAAACGAAAAGCATTGACATTACCAGCTAAATCATAGGCTACTGCACTTGCATTCCATTTCAATTCCAAATTTCCTGTGCCGCCAGTAATTTGCACATCAGGCGTAATGACTGATGTACCAAGATAGATCGTACGCGGACGAGTCGCACCGGATGCACCGATATCTTTTGTGTTGTCTAAGCTGAAAAGCAGATCGCCTGTTAGAGTTCCACCAGCAAGCGGCAAATAAGCCAAGCTCGGAACATCTCCAGCTTGAATTGCACTGCTAACAAAATTCGTACCATTGCCGCGCAAGTAATTACCTGATGTAGCTGCTCCCGCTATCTGGAATCCAGTAGCAGCATTAAATAGTGGAGCAAGAACCGAAGTACCAACATAAATCGTTCGGGGACGTGTGGCTCCCGATGCGCCAATATCGTGCGTATTATCAAGACTGAATAACAGGTCGCCTGTAAGTGTTCCTCCCGTTAGGGGCAACGCTGCCGCAGGAGTACCAGACAAATCACCATAGTCAAGTTGGGCGTCCACATAATTCGTGCCATTCGCACGAAGGACATGTCCCGGAGTGGCGGCTGCGCCTCCAATCTGGAAACCCGTTGCAGCGTTAAACAGCGGCGCAATCATTGAAGTCCCTGCATAAACAATTGCTGGACGAGTTGCACCAACCGCACCGATATTATGTGTGTTGTCCAAACTGAAAAGCAAATCACCAGTCAGCGTTCCGCCTGTCAATGGCAAAGTCGCCACGATATTGCTAATGATGATCATGTTAGTTCTTCGTGTACCAAATCGAACCACTAACCTGCACGGCATTGCTGGAATTGATCACGAATGCATTTCCCGCAGTGGTGTAAAAGTGCGGTTCGCCCTCGTCAGTCATCGTGATGCTGGAACCCACAGCGATTAAATCAATCGCTCCAGAAAGCGCGGTGGCACCATCCTTGAATGTGATAAGCGTTGCACCCGCGACTGTCAACATCAAACGATAAACCTTGACGATCTTCGAAGGCGAAGATGCAATCGTTGTGTTGTCACCACCACCGGAGAAGTCGATCTTCACCACGAACAATGATGGAGAAATCGTCGTGAGAATTGCGCCCGTATTGGAAGCCAGTTTGAACCAACCAGCGCGATCGGCATAATGCAACTCTTCGCCTGCGCTCAACATCACTTTGATCAATTCAATTGTGCTTGTACCGTCGTAATGTCTTATCGTAATGGTGTTTGACGAAGAAGCATCACGATTACGAATCGTAATCGTTTTCACATTACGATACGTCGTTGCATCTGAGGGAGACCCAATGATCGTTGTGGTCGTTGCAGTCGTAATGAGCGTGTTGGTTCTTCCGGGTGTTACCGATTCAACGCCGGTCGCGGACTGATAATCGAGCCAAGACGCATGTACGTCAAGATTCGTCGCGGTATCGGTAACGATCGAGATCAGATCAGCAACACTCGTCAATAGAAGCACGTTACTCTCCTATCTGACGTGGCTGTTGAATCTTGGAAACGCCGGGGGGCATCGTCACACCGCCGATTTCTTGTGGTCCCATTGCGAGATCAGGGGGACCTGCACCGGCAGCGGCCTTACCCGGAGCCGCCGCGCCCTGCGCGTTGAGCCGATCATCCGGTCCCATCGCACCGGATGGAACGCCACCGTTCTGACCAGCAGCCGCCAACGCAGCCGCCTGCGCGTCACCGGAGGTCATGATGCCGCCCATATTCGGATCGGCAGGATTGATCCCGGCCATCGCCAACGCTTGCTGACGCTGCATCATGTCGGTGACGTGCGCGCGAATGTGAGCGATCCAGAGGTCTTGTTGCGGTTGCGGAAGCTCAAGGAACTCGTCTTCCTTCGCAAAGTCCGTGTGATACATCAAGTGAACAACCGAATTGTCCACCATCGGACGAAGCACAGGCGGCTTCCCTTCGGTGAGAAATTCGTCAGCCTCGCGCTGTGCGTACTTCACATCGAGATCGGACGAACCCTTCAAGTTCGCCTCGCCGAATTTCTGGAGAATCTGATAATTCACTTCGGGGTCCTGCGGATTCAGAACACCCAACTGCACCAACTGACCGATCGTCGCGCGTTCCGTGGCGAGAGACTTCGGCTGCAACCCTTCATAATTGATCTTGATGTTGATCGCGCCTTGCAGGTCCGCGCCCATGAACTGCTTGACCTGCCATTTCTTGTTGCGACCAGCGATGACGCGGAGCCGATTGTCATTCCACTTGTCGCGGACGATCTCAATGCAAAACTCCTCCCAACGCTTCCACCCCTTTGCCCACTCATGCATCAAAGGCGACATCGACTTCGATGCGCGCTCGCCGAGATAAGCGAGTGCCGATGCCGCTGTCACGCCGGGAGGGGTATCCCCACCCTGTAAGAAGAACGTGCCTGAGACACGCTCCATCGAATCATCGCACTTGTTCATCATCTGAATAAGCGGAGCCAAGTTCGAAAGCTCGGCAGGGATTCTTTCAGGCTTCACGATGTTCGTGCCGCCCATCGAAACGGGATTGTAAGGCACGACTTGTCCGGGTTCACCGGTGAGACCGCTGACGCCGGAACCCTTGGGGTCCAGCCAGATCGGATTTCCCATGCGCTGAATCGTGAGCCGCAAATTCGCCTCGATCGTGTTGCGGAAAATCTGCAACGGGATCATGTCGTCCATGCGGGTTTTCTTCCACAGGCGACCGGGAATCGTGTCGAAACCGAAGTACAGGAGACCGAGACGCTTCTGACCTTGTAGTGGACCAGCCTTGACCTCGGTCTTCAACTCCTCGGCGAAGACAATTTTCGACGTGCCAAGCTGGATCGCGTGCAGACCTTCGGGGAAGTCATCACTCGGTAATTCGAAGAACTCATAAGCAGTGACCTTGGGATTCTTCGGCGAGGAAGGTCCCCCTCCGATGAAGCCTCCACTGGAGGCGCTGAAACTCCCCGTTACCTGCGACAGTACGTCGAGATAATACTGTGAAAGGTCCTGTCCGTTGTCCGGCAGGACATCGTCGAGATCGAAAAGCGATTTGGCTTCGTCGCAATCGTAACGGCGCATACGGATGAAACGCTTCTGATCTTCGAAACGCCGGATGCGGTGATCGAGACGAATTTCGAACGGCGAACACACGTCGGATTTCAAACACCCAATCGGATACGTTTCACCGAGGTCTTCGCCGTCCGCAGTCGCGGGTTCAAATTTCGCGATGGGTTCCGGCACAGCAGCGCCAGTCGGCGCGCGCATCATTTCGTCGCCCATGTTCGGCGTATATTCGGTTCCTGCCGCGACGTTCGGATTCGGTTCGGTGTCCGGCCATGATTGCGTATTCGGATACGTGCTTTCGGCAGGAATTCCGGTCACGTCGCTCTGTATCGCACCATCAGAAGGGGGACCTTCTGCGCCTGCTTCTGCCGGGACGCTGTTGCAGGCCGGACAGGAGCCTTGATTCTTTTCGATATCGAGCGGTCTGGAGACCGCACCGCAGAGCGTACAGCGCATAGATTGGACGAAGGTCATGCCGGTCTCAGGATCGTCGTCGTACCACGGGAGCAGGAAGCCGTTACCGCAGAGGACAACCCATGTCGCCAATTCCATCGTGAGGTTGTCGATGCCTGCCTCTTGGTACATAACCTCGCGAGCATCCATGTAAATTTCGGAAGTCCCTTGGGATTGTGGGTCCTCGTTGGCCGGTTCTGCAAAGATCGGAACGCGACCAGCCTGCATGAGCGCACTGATTACGTCGTTTGCTTTCTCGGCGAACTTGTTAGTTTGGGCACGAGGTTACTCACGGGAACCATGCCGGAAGAGCGCGTAGTCTCCATCTACCTCGTTCGTAAATTATCCAGTGTTGGTCAACCCGCGTAAAAGAGTACGTTTCTAAACCACTCACGTTCAAAAAGCGATCGCTGGAAACGATCCACTTCGAGTGTCTTCTGAATCCGTTTCGAAATCTTCAACTTGATGTCTGGATTTGTGAAATCATACGGATTCAGTCGCTCGGCATCGGTCAAATCGATGTCGTATTTAGAAAGGTAACTTTTACGCGAATCCCCTAAACTATTTTGCACTTGTTCCGGCATAGTTCCTCGTGGGCACCTCCCTTCCGAAAGAGGTCGCGGCCTCGACCAATTCGAAAATAGAAAGCAGTTGATGAGGACAGCAAGCGCCGATACCCTTCATACAATTGCAATTATAGCAGAGAATTTGAATGCGGCATTCAGGGGGAAAGTTGTTCTTCACAAGCCAATGATAGAACTTCATGCCGCCGCCAATTGTGCGCCGATCTTCTGCACCATTGCCGTCGATGTGATCTGCGGTCAAAGCGCGAGGATCGTCTTCACCGCAACAAACACAGGTTCGTCCGTAATGATCGAGAACAGCAATTTTGTATTGGTCATTGAGTTCTTTGCGCCGTGCCGGATTGGCGAGATGCCAAGCTCGATTGGCCGCTGCTTGTTTCGCTTGATTCTTCATATACCAGCGATGCGCGGCAGCTTTGCGACCACCACTAAAAGGTTTTCCCATGATTTCTCATTATACCGTTTTCGCCGTCTCTTCGTCAAGCGAAATCTGTGCTTCTGGCTCCTGTTCCTCCACCCCATCCCCGTAGATTTCCGCAAGCTGTTTCTGCATGATATCCATCGTCGCTTTAGCGAGCACTTCTTGTTTATCCAACCGCTCAAGGCCGATCTCGGAGACCGGGAGCGAACCACGAGAAGTGAGCAATTCGTCGCTCAGACGATCGCCGCGCAATCGCTCTTCGTCAAACCGCTTGCGGTAGTAAATTAATTCGTTGTTGATGAGGTCGTACTCTCGTCTGCTGATCCACATCGCGTCAACTCCAATCTTGTGCCAGTGGCACGATCCATATACCAAACACGAGAGAAGAAATTACGTTTTGAAAACCACACCAAGATCACTAATGGACAAAACCACCGCATCCACCAACGCCATGACCAATAAGGATTGTGTCGCATTTCAACCCTCCCATTCGAAAACTTTGCTTCCGGGGCCGACGTTCTTCACGTATACCTCATCGTCGCCGTCTTTGTAAGCCTCGTGCAGAATGTAACGCCCTGCGGCTTTGTCCTGACGTTCCTTGATCCGTTTATCAAGTTCGAACCACGCCTTCGCGCTCAAGGGATCGGCGTTTTGCAAATGCTTATACTGCGCCATGAGTTCGATGTCCGTCTCGACCTTCGAAGGTTGCGGTCTCGCCATGAGCACGTATCGCGTGGCATCGCAAGTATCGAAACGCTTCGTGCCTGTCTTGAGAGGTTCGTTCGGACGATTGGGATTCCACACATACGTGTCATGCTCTTCACGCCATTCACGGAAGGTACGGAAAACGAAGATGCGTGGAGAACCGGCGTCCTTGAATTGATCGATGCGCGCTTGCGGCTGCGTCTCGTAGTACCACTTCGGCAACGGATAGCCCTTGCGAATGCTGAAGTACGTACCGACGCGGATCAGGCCGGTCATGATGTGCTTCACCGCAGGACGGCAGTGAATTCCATACTCAGCGAGTTCGAGCATCGCGAGTTTGTTTTCCCAATCGATCGTGAACAAGCATTTTGGACTGTTCCAAGGCGTGTTCATTTTGATCCACGCCGCGATCTCGCGCGTGTTCATCGTCGGCTTCACCAATCCCGGCACAACTATCTGATTTCCAACCTCGTCGCTGTAAATTGGCACCACAGCCCACGGACTGTCACCGCCCACGTCGATGCCGACTGTGCAATCCCAATGACTCCGGATGTCAAAGGGTTCGATATTGTGAACGCTGGAGTAATCCGGATCGTCGAGCGAAGCGCGATAGCTTTTGTAGATTTTACCGGTGAAGTCGTCGAACGAACAGTAGATGTAGCGATCGCGCCACTGAGAATCATACTGCCGTAACAGAGAGTCAAAATAATCATCATCGAGGAAACCTCCGTTGCTCTTGCGGTTCTCTTCGCTGTTCACCGCAATGCCGATGACATTGTGCGAAGGATGACAGACTTGCATAAGGGGGACCTGTCCGTTCTTGTCTTTTGGAAGGTCTTCCCATTTGCGATACTGCGGAAAGAACATCTTGTAGCACCAGTCATGCCCGTTCGGGTTGATCGCGCCGAATCCGAACTGTTTCTTGGCGTGCGGGTTTCTCAAACGGGAAATCATCACGGACCAATGCTCTTGCTCGACCTCTTCCATCTGATCGATGAAGAACCAACCGAGGTTTGCGCCTGCTCTTCGCGTCTTGCCGCCGCCCTTCGCGTTGGGATCATGAAGGTGACGGAACATGATCACGGAGCCGTTCTTCAAGGTCAGCGTTTTCGCCTGTTTGTTGTAATCAGCGATCCAAGAGGGAGGACAGATTTCGAAGAACACCGGAATCACGCGGTCCTGCATGTCCGTACCATGAAAACACAGGATCATCCCGATGTTGCCGGGAAAGAGCGCAGAAAGAATCAAACCTTTGAGACAACCGGCGCGTGTCTTGCCACTACCGTAACCGCCTGCGATACATGCAAATCGCTCCGGCGAAAAGATATACTCGCGTTGTGACGGCAGGAGTTTGCCGATCTGCGACTCAAGTTCCCAGAATTGTTGTTTTTCAGCCATGTGATTCCAGCACTTAGCTTACTACATTGTCAACTTTTACTGCAACAAAACTCGACGATTGTCAACCTTTACGATTACATCGGCCCGATCGCGGCTAATCCGCGTTTCTTGAAATTCCCTTGGGGAAATAACGACGGCCCGGTTCCCGGTTTCGTCGGTGCATTGATCGCGTCTTCGCCGGGAAGTTTCGGTGTCTTCGTCTGGTGACTGAACGTGTTTACGCTCGTCATCTGATGAGCCATTGATTTATGCAGGCTCTTTTTGCGGAAGCTCATCGGTTTACGCTTCGAAGGTCCCCCTTCGCTCGTTCCGCCCTTGGGGATCGAAGGCATCTTGTCACCGCCGATGCCCTTGAGACCGCCGC